GTACGACGTGCAGAAGCACTCGCCAGTATAGCGAACATTGCCAGGTGTGCTACCTGCCGGTCCATACTCAAAGGTCTGGCTGGCTGCGAGGCCAAGGATACCGGCGAGCGTCGGGTCAACCGTACCAACGGCACCATCCCACTTGCCCGCAATGCTGATTGTGGCATCGCGCAGACCGACGATGTAGTCTTTCGAGGTGTCGCCGAAGGTGGTCGTTTCGGCTGTTTCCACCGTCTGTGGAAAGTCCACGTTGTCACAAAACGCGCTCAGGTCAACCGCGTTGTACGAAAAATAGGTATTCCGACCGTGTACGAAAGGCATTTGTTTCCCTCCTTATCTGCGGGCCGCAGTCACGGCCAGTGTACGACTACCAGATGCCGATGTAACATTAACTCTAAGATAGCGGTGTACCGTGCCGGTTGCAACTTTATGCTCCGAACCCGGTGCGCTCAGTGCCGTGAACGTTATAAGGTCTGTCCACGTACTCGCGTCGGTGGAGTGCTGAATCTTGACCGTGGTGGATACAGCGTTTGCGATCATGTGCAGGTTCGCCTGTAAGCCGCTCGTTGTGCCGCTCACGTTGTCAAGGTTCGTCGTGTTCACAGACGTGCCGTAGCTGGTCAGCGGGGCGAGCACGTTGCCACGGTATGCGCCCGATGAACCCGTGCCGTCAATTTGAAACTCTGCCGACACAGCCACGGCATCGCCGACCGCGCCGGTAATCTGGTAGGACGTGTCGTGGCTCTGTACAACCAGCGCCCGGTTGCCCACCGTTGTTGCGCCCTCTTCGCAAACACTTAAAACGCTCGCGGTGGATGAACCGATGATGCCGGCCATAATCGGGTCGATAGCGCCCGCGGTGGCATCCCAAAAACCCGACAGGGAAACCGTACCGTCCGTGTGGCCAGCCAGGTACGACTTGGATGCGGATGAAAATGTCGTCACGTCCGCCGTATCCATCGTCACGGTCTGGTCGTGGCTGTTTAGGAACGCGCTCACGTTCGTCGCGTTGAGCAGGATGGTGGAGATACTGCCGTGGGTAAATGACATGCTTATTTCCTCGCTGCTGTGACGATGACGCGGGGCGTGGTACTGCCGGAGGCGGTGACGTTGACGCGCAAGTAGCGGTAGACGACGTTGGGGGTGGTCAGGTGCTCTGAACTGTTCTGACTGAACGACGTGCTAGTGAGCAGGTCTACCCAAGTGCTGTTATCGGTGCTGTGCTGAATCTTGACCGTCACCCACTCTGGATTGGCGAGCACGTGCACGTTGGCCACAAGGCCACCGAAGGTGGTGGAACCGTTGTCCACCGCCGTCGTGTTCGTGCCTGTGGCGTAGGATGTCAGTGGCGCGAGAACGACGCCACGGAACGCGCCGGAACCGAAGCTGCCGTCAACCTGAAACTCGCAGGAGACGGCCACGGTATCGCCCGTGGTGCCGGTGACTTGGTAGCTGGTGTCGTGGGCTTGGACGACGAGAGCGCGGAGACCGGCAGTCGATGTGCCTGCTTCGCAGATGGACAGGGGTGGGGCGGTGGGGACGGTGACGGGTGTTATTTGGCGGAGGCTGTAGCCGCCTGCGCGGAATTGGCGGCTACTATTTCCTGTGAACTTGTAGACGCCTTGATAATTTGGAAACGTAAGTCCAGGTGCCCCAAGTAACCTTATTGAAACGTTGTAAATGTTAGGCGCGACTAATTGAATGACAGTGTTTGATCTTGTTGATACTTGGACATTCCCGACACCAAACACGAAATCTGATGCAATATCTGACTGTGTTCCAGCAATTGGGAAGTCATTATTATCCATTTGGATAGTGGCACTGAAACGATATAGCAAACCCGCAATAATTGTATAATTTGATTTTATCGCAAACCGTACTACGCTATTATCCCCAAACTGCAAACTGTCACTAAACCCCGCAATCGGCGTGCCAGCCTGCGAGACGTTTTGACGAACCGGATAATCCGTCACCACCTCCCCTGCCGTCAGCAGTTCAGATCCGTATGTGTCCACTTGCCGGGTCTGCTGGACGGTCGCGACGGCGCGGATTGATAACCCGGCGATACGGAATGACTTGTTGCTGTTTGCAATCCATTTTGCAATTCCAAAATTAACCGTCGCGGTCGATGTTGCCGTCCAAATAATGAATACTCTGTAGATATTTCCAGAAACCAATTCAACCAAGCGATTTGTTAATGTAGATATATCTGTGGAATCTGTTAGTATGCGAAAGTCTGCCGTATTATTTGGTGGCCCAGGTATCGGTACGCTTCCGTCATCCATTCTCACCCAAAACGAAAAAAGATATTTCTGACCATTCGTTACAGAGGCAGACTTAGCTACACTTCGCGCCAAGCTATTATCACCAAATTGAATACTAGCCGAAAATCCAGCGATTGGTGTCGTCGTGTCCTGTGTTACATTTCCGGCTGATTGATAATTCGCAAGCAGCTCCCCAGCAGGCAGCAACTCACTCCCATACCCCAGCACCTCATTCCCCAGCGCACTTGCCATCACCGAATCAATGGCGCCGGACGCGCCGTCCCAATATCCGGACAGCGAGATAGTGCCGTCCTTGTGGCCTTTTATGTATGACTTCGCGTCCGCCCCGAACGTGCTCGTCTCGCTCACGTCACGGGTGATTGTCTGGTCGACGCTATTCAGGAACGAACTCACGTCGCTCCCACCGAGGAATACTGCCGTGGATTTGCCGTGAACGAATGGCATCTTACTTCCTCGCTGCTGTGACGACCATCACCGGGCGACCGAATGTAGTTAAGCTAACTCTCAGATATTGATAAACAACCCCAGTAGATACTTTATGCTGTGAAAATATTATGCTTCCGGCATCAAACACAATCAGGTCTTGCCAATTAGTACCATCGGTTGAATGTTGGATTTTGACAGTGTTTAATATGTTCGCTGCGCCGCTTCCGCCTGCGATGACGTGAAGATTGGCAACAATTCCATTCGATGTAGCGCTGCCATTATTAAGTGCCGTTGTCGTTAAATTGTGAGAATAGGCGGTGAGTGGAGCAAGGACGACGCCTCGATATGCGCCAGACGCGCCCTCGCCGTTAGCTTGAAATTCTGCACTAATCTGCACCGCATCGGAAATACTTCCGGTGATTTGGTACGACGTATCAATAACATTAGCTACTAAACAGCGATTGCCAATGGTCAATGCGCCGTCTTCGCAAATGCTTAACGGAAATGTTGCTGGAGCTGCCTCAGTGTTGACTTCATGTAGCGAAAGACCAGACATCCTAAATCCATTTACTGTGCAATTTGCGTCCTTTAAAACTCCGTGCCAAGTAGAAGAGCCATTGGCGACTATTTCAGCCGTAACCCAATAAATCTGCCCGCTTATTAAAGTCACTCGCTGATTGACTGTCTGTCTCTGTTCGATTCTTAATTCAAAATCTCGCGTTGATAATGGGTCAATTCTTGGCGCTGCACCACTTAACATCTGAACAAAAGCGCTCACGATATAACTTCGGCCAGCGACAAGCGTTGCCTGCTTGTATGCGTATCCTTGCGTATTGTCTGATATTTGTCCCGAGATGCTAAATCCAGATATTGGCGTGGTATCGATAAAGTTTTGAATTAAGCCGTAATTCACAGGGGCATTCGAATTGTTGATTAGCGACTGCGCCCCATACGACACCTGCGTATCGCTGAGCATCCTCGTCATGATCTCATCCAGCGCCCCGGCTCCGCCGTCAAAATACCCGCCCAAGGTTATCGTCCCGTCCCGCAGCCCGGTCACGTATGCCTTGCTGGTGCTGCCGAACGTGGTCACCTCCGCCGTATCCACGGTCTTAGTGCTGTCGAACGACGACAAGAACGCCGACACGTTGTAGGCGTTCAGGAAGACTGAGGATGAACGACCGTGAGCGGCTGGCATCTATTCCCCCTCGGCGGCTTCGTTGCCTGCTTGTTGCTCGTCAATCTCCGCGATAACCGCTTCACGCACGTCGGATTCTTCTTGCTCAAGCACGACGACTGCCGGCTCGATGATGGGATACCCAGCCTCGGCCAGTTCAACCATTTCGTTGGCGTCAACAATATGGTCCGTCTTGCGCACCCGGCGTTCAACGTGCGGGATGGCGGGCGGGTCGCCCAAGACTTGGCCGGTGTACGGTTCGACGTGGCCCCACTCCAGCAGCCATTCGAGGCTGTCGGCAGGAATGTCGGTTACGATATCGCCACGCTCGCGGCGCACGTCGGCGTAGTTCATCCCGTTCAGGCAAATGTACCTGCCTTCGTAGGATACCGGCTCCACCTGTTCAAGCGACTCTATTTTCTTCGGCATTATGCAATCACCTCCAGCGTCATCTCCACCCCTAGATACGATACACCCTGCAAGTCATACGCGCCATAAGCCTGTGCCGAAACAAGTCGAGCCGTTTGTGCCGAACCATTCAAGGTGATGTCCCCATCGATGGCAGCGCGAACACTCGATGCGCCGTCGGCCGAAACCAGACCATCAAGCCGGGCCTGTGCTTCGAGTTCAAGTGTCGGGCCAGCGTACACGCGGACAGGGATGCTCATCCGGCACACTGGTGATCGGAAAGAAAAGTCATAGGTGATACTGGTTGGCATCCCAACGACGGCACAAGGCGTCAGCATCGAGTCTGGGATGTCAGCATAAGTGTAAAGCCCAGTGATCGTGTTGAGGCGGGTGGCGATGCCATCGCGGATGGTCTGAATACTGGCCATCAGTCAATCCTCAGTGAGCCGATAAACGAGCGGATGATGCGCACGTACTGGTCGCCGTTGCGTTCAAGCGGGCCGCGGAGATACCGGCGAGGCTTCAAACCGCCACGTTTAGTGATTCCATGAGCGGCAGCACCTGCACTCACCATCCCGCGTCGAACAGGTCCCCATGCTGAAAGATATTTCGGGTGGACCACATGAGGTCTGCGAGGCCAGTTTGGGTGGTCGTGCTGTGTGCCCGTGCCATATTCCATATACCAGGCATACGGCATCTCGCGCACACCACCAATCACGCCAACTTGCACATCGATGCTATAGCGGTCCTCGGTTACTTGATGAGTGATGCCCGCCCTCAGTCGACCATAATCAACGGGTGCCGCCAGTTTGCTTGCATTTTCTGCGTGCCTTCCAATTTGGGTGAGTGTCTCGCGCAAGCCCTTGCGTACGTCAAGGCTCTCTTTGATGCGCTTCCAGTCATCTATGTCTACTCTGATTGTGACATCAGACACCGTACACCTCCACCCGTCGGTAGGCTGCGAGGAGTGCTGACACCTCCGGGTCTTTGCCCGGAACGCGAGTGTAGCCAAGCTCAGGCGTGCCAAGCACCCCAAAGGCGGCATCGCGACGCTTGAAGTAGCGCACGGCGAGGATTAAGCAGGCTTGCTTGATTGCATCAGGCGGCGATCCAGTGGCGTTGTATCCCCAGCTACCGATGATGCGGACACCCCGGCGGCCCACCGTGAATACTTCTTGGCTTTGTGGGGCGACGTAGACAGCTTGGTACGGTGCGTCGGACGGGTCAAGCTCATATGTGGAAGGGTCAAGGATGCGATAGTTTCGATTGCCCATGTCGATGGCCAAGCTGGTGACGCTCAAAAGGTCGTCGTCGAGCGATACGTGCTCCGAATCCACCGGGTCAAGATACTTGGTCGCCGTGGTCGCATAGAACTGACGGCGGGTGCGCATGTCAATTTCCCGGCTGGCCGCCTCGATCGCACGCTCAAGACGCGCATCATCCGCGTTTGCAGACGTGCTCAGGTAGGTCTTGATTTCCTGAAGCGTCGCGTAGCCGTTCGTGATTGCCATCAGTCCCCCTATGCGTGGCCGCTTGCCCGGACAGTCACGGCGCCAGTAGAGTACGCTGCTATGCGTGCGCGGAGATACACTGCACCACCGATGTGCTCAGCTTTGATGAGTGCCACGCCTGTCAGCTTCTTCACCTTGTCCGATGCGTTTGTTGTAGTCAGGTCGCGCACAGCGATCTCGTGCCAGGTGCTGCCATCAGACGTCACCTCTATGTGAATGTCGGCCGTAAACGTACCAGAGACGCAAATCATAGCCGCAGTGCACCCGGTTAGCGGGTACAGCTGCCCAGGTCCGTTAGCTTCAGCGGCATTTTGGAGGGTTAGGAGCCCGGTTGCGCTTGATTTCATTTGGTCCTCGCAGTCCTGAGCATCTTATCGACATCAGGCGTCGCTGCCTTGGCTTCCTGCACCACCTCAAACGACAAGGGTGAGGACGCCAAGATGCCCGCCTCGTTGACGGGGTCATTTATGATGTCGCCCGGATTCCAGGCGCCGTATGCACTCTTGTATTTCGCGAGACAGCGTAGCATCAGAC